AGATCAATCAAGCCCGCACGGTAACGGGCGCAGTCGGAAACGCTGCAGCGGCAGGCGTTACAGCCACAGTCAACCTCGCCGTGTCGATAGCGGCAACACCGGGTAATGCTGTCGCGGCGGGTGTTCACGCCACGATCACGGCGGCAGGTGCTGTCGTCATCACCGGCACTCCCGGTAACGCTGCGGCGGCTGGTGTCTCTGCATCTATCAATCAGGCCCGCTCCGTCACAGGAACGGCAGGCAATGCGGTTGCGGCGGGTGTTCAGGCAACGATCTCGACGGCGGGCGCAGGCGTCACGATCACGGCGACTCCGGGCAATGCGTTCGCATCCGGACCGCAGGCGATCATCGTCCGCAATGTTGCGATTGCAGCGGCTGTCGGCAACGCTGTTGCAGCGGGGCGGCAGGCCACGGTATCGAACATCACCGCAACGGACGATCTATATCCGCTTGAGGGCATGTCTCAAGACTACCCATTGCAGGGCATGACTCAGACGTACCCGCTCGCAGGCCAAACGCCGAGCTAAGGAAAAGACATGACGATTGAAGTCGAAACAGGCTCGGGGTCGGCAACGAGCGAAAGCTATGCCTCGACCGCTGATGTGGACACCTATCAGAGCAACCGAGGTGTGACTCTGTGGGCAACGCTCTCGACTGCCGAGAAAGAACAAGCCCTGCGGCGTGCAACGACGTATATGGAGCAGGTCTATCGGATGCGATGGATCGGGCGGCGGTATCTGTCGGTTCAGGCTCTCTCATGGCCTCGGATCAACGCACAACGCGCGGACTATCCCGACACCTATGACACGGACGCAGTGCCGACTGAGGTTGTTTCTGCGTGCTGCGAACTGGCCTTCAAAGCCGCATTCGGTGATCTGTCCCCCGACATTGGGCGGATGACCAGGCGCGAGAAAGTGGACGTGATAGAGGTGGAGTACGAACCCGGCGCGGCTGCGTTCGTGCGCTATCGCTCCATCGATAACCTGCTGACTCCGTTGCTGTCTGCGGCGGGTTCGACCGTGGCATTGGTGCGGGCATGACTTCCCCCCTTTACACGTCGCTGAAGTCCACGGCACTTGGATTGCTGACGGACAAAGGCCAGTCGATGACACTGACCACCAGAACACCGGGTTCGTATGACCCGGCAACCGGGACAGCGGCTATCACGACGGCTGTGGAGACTGTCTACGGTGCGGTTCTCGACTACGCGGCAAAGGACATCGACGGGACGCTGATAAAGCGAGGCGATAAGCGGGTCATCCTCGAAGCCTCGGACGCTGTCCCGACAACGACAGACACGCTCACGATAGGCGGTGTGGTTCACGCAATTATTGAGGCTGTTCCGGTCAACCCGGGCGGCGTGGTGGTGATCTACAAGGTGCAGGCCCGTGTCTAGCTGGTCCGTGCCTCTTGATCGGCTGGCGCAGCGGGCGCAGGCTCAGTTTGAAGACGTGGCACGAAAAGCGACGTATGACCTGTTCCGGGCGGTGGTGTTGAAGTCGCCGGTCGATACGGGGCGATTTCGCAGCAATTGGAACGTCACCGCATCAGTTCCGAGCTTCACCTACAGCGAGTCCACCAACGTAAGCCGGGCAGACTCTGAAACGCTCAAGGCTCTAACGCTTCCGGTCGGTGGCGTGGTGTATCTGTCCAACGGTTTGCCATACGCGAACCGGCTCGAATATGGCTACAGCAACCAAGCCCCGTCAGGAATGATCCGCACCTCCGTTGCTGACTTCAATCGGTTCGTAGATAGGGCGCTCGCATGAGTCAAGCAATCATCCGCAAGGCTATCGAGACAACGCTCAACACATGGGCGGGCACGCAGTCGCTGTCGGTGGCATGGGAAAACCGCGCATTCACTCCGACGAACGGCACGACCTATCTGCGGGCGTTCATGCTTCCGATTGCCACGCTATCGCAAGACCTGGGACGCGAGCATCGCAGATATGGCGGCGTCTTCCAAGTCTCGATCTGTCTGCCCATCGGCACAGGACCGGGCGCAGGCGAGGCGATTGTTTCCGCGCTGGCGACTCTGTTTGATCCGGCAACACCTCTGACATCGGACGGGCTGACGATCTACATCCTCGAACCTGTATCGGCGGCTCCTGCCATCTTGGAACCTGACCGCTATGTGATCCCCTGCTCTCTGACGTATCGAGCAGACACCTACTAATTTCCCCGCTGCCCTTCTGGGCTCAACAAACAGCCGCCATTGAGCGGCTTTTTTCATTTCTGAAAGGCACGCAATGTCCTCATCCTTCCCCAACGGCGCAATCTTTGCGCTCGGCACCACGCTTGACACGGCCAAAACCGTGACGGCAATCACCAACGCGAATCCGGGCGTCGCTTCCTCTACCGCACACGGCTACGCGGATGGCGACATCCTGCTTCTGTCGATGCCTTCGGTCCTCGATCAGCGCATGGTCCGCGTTGCCTCTACCGCTGCGAACACGTTCGCACTCGAAGGCATCAACACCACTTCCACCACCACCTATCCGTCAGGCTTCGGTGTCGGCACGTCGCAGGAGGTGACCGCATGGACATCGCTCTCGCAAGTGACCGACTCTCAGACATCCGGTGGTGAGCAACAGTTCTACCAGTGGACGTATCTGGAAGACGGACGGCAGCGCCAGCGTCCGACGTTCAAGAATGCCCGCGCCATCACCCTGACGCTGGACTATGACCCGTCCTTGTCTTGGCACGATGCGTTGGTCGCTGCTGACCTCGCAGGCACGGTGTACCCGCTGCGTGCGACCCTGCCATCTGGCGCGAAGCTGTACTACTCGGTCTATGTTGGCTTCGACGGTCAGCCGACCCTGACCATCAACGAGAACCAGAAGACCACGGTCAACTTCGCTCTGGCTTCGCCGTTCCTGACTCGCTACTCGGCCTAATGCTCAAGCTCAAGGCTAACCCCACGTTTCGGGCGAAGGTTCTCATTCCGGCACCGGGTGAGACTTTCGCGGTCGAATTTGAGTTCAAGCACTTCACCCGGAAGGCTTACGGTGAATGGCTGACAGGTGAGCGGTCGAAGGATCGGACCTACACGGACGCGGTCATGGAGATCGCGGTCAACTGGTTCGATGTCGATGCCGAGTTCTCGCGTGAATATGTGGAGGAACTTCTCCAAAACTATCACGCGGCAGGACAGGCCATCCTCGAAGCCCATGCAACCGCTCTGACCGGGGCGAAGTTGGGAAACTGAAAGAGGCGGCGTGTGACCTCTACACGCCGCCCCCGCAGGCCGATGCGAGTCTCGGTCTGACAAACGAGGACTTTCCCGTTGTCGTGGTCGAGGTATGGCCCGACAACTGGGAGTCGGTGCAAGTCTTTGCCTCCCTATCGACACAGTGGAACGTCGGACCTGGCGGGGTTGTTGGGCTGCGTTATGAGTCCATGCCGGTTGTCCGTGAGTGCTTCGGCATCGGCGCGGATGAATGGCCGGAAGTCTTCCACAACCTGCGGGTGATGGAAGCGGCGGCGGTGGAATTGCTCAGGAAAAAAGATGGCTGACACAACCCTATCTCTAGGCGTCGATAGTTCCGGCGTCCGGTCGGCTACTGAAGACCTTGGCAAATTCGCTCGCGCAGGCGACAAGGCCGAGACATCGACCAACAAGATCGAAGCCGCGTTCAAGAAACAGCAAGCGGCAGCGGAGGAGTTCGGGCGCACGGTCGGCAAGGCTGTCGTGGCGGTCGGTGCAATCGCTGTTGGAAGTGCGATTGCATTGGATCGGCTCATCAAGTCGGTGGGGGACTTCCAAGACCTCGCAGACCAGACCGGCTCCGATCCTGCTGGGCTGGCTTCGTTCAAGACGGCGGCGGACATTGCTGGAATTGGCATCGAGTCCATTGCCACGGCAAGCGTGCGGTTGTCTTCCCGACTTGCCAAGGTAGGCGACGACAGCAAAGGCGCAGGCCGAGCACTCGCAGCCATCGGCATCGAGGTTGAGAAGTTCAAGACGCTTCGCCCCGATGAGCAATACCGGGCGATTGCTGTTGCCTTGGATGGCTACGCTGATGGCGCGGGTAAGGTCGCAGTTGCCACCGAGCTATTCGGACAGGGCGGCGCGAAGCAACTCAAGGCGCTTAAAGAGATCGCAGGGCAGACCGAGCAGAACAACGGGCTGACGAACGAACAGATTGCGCTCGCCGATGAGTACGCGGACGCATCTGCGCGGCTTCAATCTCAACTCGGGTTGCTGGCACAGAAAGCGGCCATCGAAGCGGCTCCGGCGTTGCTTGCGCTACAGACGGCGCTGATCGAGTCCATCTCGGAAGTCATCGGGCTGGACAGGGCAACGGGCAACCTCGCAACGAATAGTGGAGTCGCTGATTTCGCGGAGGCTGCTGTCCGTGCGCTCGGCTTTGTGGTCGATGCGGGTGACGGTGTGGCGCGGGTGTTCCGTGTCGTCGGGACCACCATCGGCGGCGTCGC